ATTCGCCTGACTGAACCAATACTTATCCGCACCGTCTCTTCCTGCGTTGTATGCCATCAGTGCCATTTCAACATTGCCGTCATACTCATCAATCAGTTCTGCCAAGAAGTCGATGCCAACCGTCACATTCTGATAGGGATTCAATAAGTTGGTCACATCCAGCCGTTCCATGCGCTCTTTGTGCCAGCGTTCCTGAATCTGCATCAGGCCAACAGAATTGCCACCGTCACCAATGGCATCTGCCTGATAGCTGCTTTCAAAGAAAATCATTGCCATGACCACAGCCGCATCAATGTTCAGTTCTTCACAAGTTTGGATAATAAAAACTTGCAAATCATAGTCCAGCGGCACATCGAATGTGGCATACACATCTTCGTGCTGTGTCAGCACAGGCACGGCCGTTCCATCAGGCAGCACCACTGCCGCTTCTGCCTTGTCAGCACAGCCAGTGATACACATCACTGCGCCAAAGATGGCCAGTGTGATGATTGCTGTTGCCGTGAAGTGCTGAAGCATGTCAGCTACACACAGCATTGCGCTTCTTCTGCGCTTCTGCCCTCTGTATGGCCTTGTAGAAATCTTTTGCTGCATTTTCTATAACAACCTTTCTTTGTTCTTCAGTCAGCTTGCCATCGTGGATTCTTACAATGGCAAAGCCAAAGTCATATTCCGTCATGCTCATTGCTGACCCTCCTTGTGTCTAAATTAGACACTTAAACTGCAAAAAAAATGCGGTCTACCTGATCGCTGTCCAGATTATATCTGGCTTTGATTTTGGCAATCTCGCCCTGCTTGAACTCCGTGCCATTCTCATTGATTTTGTTGGACACGCTCTGTTCCGTGATACCGAGAAATGCGGCAAGGGATGCATTGGTGTCACCGTGCAGCACCATCACACTTCGGAAAAGTTTTGTGTTCATTCTTTTGTTCGCCTTCTTTCTTTTATATGTATGTGTCTAAATCAGACACTTGTGTTTCAAAAAAATATTGACCCACAAGATATTGTGTCTGATTAGGACACTTTCACTATACTACGATAATTTTTAATTGTCAATAATTATTTTAGAATAATTTTAAAAAAGATTTGATTTTTAAGATACAAGGGTGTATTATTAAGACACCGAAAGGAGGTGACAACATGGAAATCGGTGATCTTATTAAAAAGGCAAGATTAGAAAAAGGATTAACACAAGAAGAACTTGGAAAGATTGTTGGTGTCCAGAAGTCAGCCATTGCCAAATATGAAAACGGTAGAGTTGTGAACATAAAAAGAAGCACACTACATGGATTGGCACAAGCACTTGATATTAGACCAAGCAGCTTGATTGGAGAAACTGAATCCAACAAAAAAGAAAAGCCCACCGCTGCTGACGATGGGCTGTCTGATGAAATGAAGCAACTGATTGAGCGAATCAAGATGCTTCCTGCTGACAAAGTTCGGATGCTTCTTCAGGTGGCAGAATCGATAAAGTAGTCTCATGCTGAAGAAATTTTTCTAATTGTTCGTGGGTGAAACTCAAAAGATGGAGAATCAATTTTTCGTAGTCTGTCATTTGTGGTTTCATTCCTTTCAATGGAGAATGTTCAGAACATTGCCCCTTGCCTAAAATTATACACTTTTGTAAATGTCGATTTCCACAGGAAACTGTTGGCAAATCCCATAAATGATGGCAAGTGATGAAATGTTCCTTCTGAACATAGGCTCAAAAACCATGTTTGTTGCCCTGAAATGTGCAACAAATAAAAAATTTCTTAAAATTTTTTATAAAAACGCTTTTGCGTTAGCTTGAAAGGTTGCACGGACAGCCGTGGCACCGACTGCCCGTGCAGTAACAGAATCAGGTCACAGCCCCCTATCTGCTATGCTCGAATATTAACAAAACAGCATAGCATTGTCGATATGCAAAACAACATTTTTTAGGTAAAAAAAATAATTTTAAGATGCTATTTTTCAATATTTGAGTTTTGGAGAGTATTATGAAGAAACTTATGAATCAAACTTCCCACATTGAATTGCAGAAGAAATGTGATGACCTCTACATTGTGATGCGTAAGCATAAAGAAGATTTGGGTCTGACCAATCAGGATGTTTCGGAGGCGATTGAATCTCCACAGGATCGTGTCAGAAAATATTTTGCAGGGGAATTGAAGAATCCCAGCGTGTACGGCGTTATGTCCTTGTGTATGCTCTTTGGCCTGTCCCTTGATGCTCTGTTGGGGAACACTCACGGACAGACAGAGAAAGCCGATGCAGCAGAACTGGCACGGCTGGAAAAGGAAAATGCGATTTTGAGCATCAAGCTGGAAAATGAACAGCGATTTTTGCAGCGTGTAGAAAAAATCTTACGGCGCACCACTATAGGTGTTTTCGTGCTGCTTGGCATGTGTGTTGTGTTGGTGCTTACGCTGTCAAGCTATTTCAGAATGGATATAGCAAATAAAAATATTGGTTTTGTGCGTGATGCGTATGTTGCGCCGATGGCTGTTGTGGTATTTGCTGTGCTGCTTGCCGCCGTTGCTATTATCATAGCTTTGATTGTGGGACTGTTCAAAGAAAACAGAAAAAAGGGAGAAGATAAGAATGGAAATTAAATCAGCATCAGAACATTTAGAAGAATACTTATCGGAACAAAAAGACCGCTACGCAATGTATTTGCGTAAGTCAAGAACGGATTTGGAACTTGAAGCACTCGGTGAAGGTGAAACGCTGGCACGGCACAAAGCAATGCTTGAAGCCCTTGCAGCAAAGCACGGCATTTCCATGAATCAAATCACGGTCTATCAAGAACTTGTTTCTGGTGACAGCATTGATGAACGGCCTGAAATGCAACGGCTGCTGTCTGATGTCTATGCCAATAAATACAAGGGCGTGCTGGTAGTGGAAATTGAACGCCTTGCCCGTGGTAACACAAAGGATCAAGGTGAAGTGGCAGATGCCTTCACATTCAGTGACACGCACATCATCACCCCTGCAAAGGTCTATGATCCAAACAATGAATTTGACCAAGAATATTTTGAATTTGGCCTGTTCATGTCACGCCGTGAATACAAGACCATCAAGCGCAGACTGGAAGCAGGGAAGTGGCAGTCAGTGAAAGAAGGAAACTTTTTGCCCTCTGTCCCACCATACGGCTTTGACATTGTGAAGCCATCCAGAAAAGAAAGAACACTGATTGAAAAGCCTGAAGAATCAAAATATGTGAAGATGATTTTTGACTGGTACACAGAAGACAGAAAGCCTACTTCATGGATTGCCAACCAGTTGAATTTGATGGGCGTTCCGTCAAGAAGCGGCAGAGAATGGTCAAGGGCAACTATCAAAGACATCCTTTTCAATGCACATTATATTGGTCAGGTTTCATGGGGAAAACAAAAGACCATAAAAGAAAAAGACCCCATCACTGGCAAGATCACAAAGAAAAGAACAAACACTGGTGATGAGCAATTTTTTGATGGCAAGCATGAAGGGTTTATCAGTGAAGACCAGTTCTATAAGGTCAGAACAATCTACGGATCACAAGCACCAGCAAAAGTGAACACAGAACTTGTAAATCCGTTGTCTGGCATTTTGCGTTGCTGTGATTGTGGCCGTGCTATTGGTTTCATGCGATACGGTGACAACAGAATTTCAAGATTTTATCACCCATTCGGCAAGATTTGCAAAAAACACTCTACGCTTGAACCTGATGTTATAAATGCCATTATTGCAGCTTTGAAAATGAAAATTGAAGATTGTCAAATCAAGATGGAAAACAAGGAAGACAATTCCGCACTGCTGCGCCACACAGAAATGATTCAGGCAATGGAATCAGAACTTGCAAAATTGGAAAGCAGAAAAAGAAGGCTGATGGATTCATGGGAAGCTGATGATGGCATGTACACCAAAGATGAGTTCATTGAAAGAAAGGCAATGTACACCCAAAGCATTGAAGCAGCAAAACAAAAAATTGCAGAAGCGAAAAAGAACGCCCCTGCAAAGGTTGACTATTCGGAACAAATTGTGACACTTCATTCACTCATTGACTGCATTAATAATCCTGACATGGATGCCAAATCCAAGAATGTTTTCTTGAAGCAGTTCATTGAAAAAATCACTTATGACACCATTGATAATGGCGTGAATCAGAAAGTCCCTATCCTTGAAATCTATATGAAATAAGGGCAAATATATTTTTTGCCCTCCGTTATTATCCTGTATACTCCATTTTATAGTCGCTCCCCAGCTTGGCAAACACCTTATTGAAACTGACCCCCACGGAGATGGTGAGCCCCAACTCCTCGCGGATACGGTTGCGGATCATGTCCGCCACCGTCTTCGGGTCGCCGCCGAAGAGGTGCATACTGCCCGTAATATCCAGCCAGCTCTCGTCAATGCCGAAAGGTTCTACCAAGTCGGTGTACTGCCCGTAGATCTCATTGACGCGGCGACTATATTTGGCGTACAAATCGTGGTGGGGCGGCAGCGTCACCAATCCCGGCGCTTTCTGCTTGGCCTGCCAAATGGTCTCCGCCGTCTTGACTCCCAACTGCTTGGCAGGCTCATTCTTAGCGAGAATGATGCCGTGCCGCGACTTGGGATCGCCGCACACTGCCACAGGCACGTTTTGGAGAGCGGGATAATCCAGCAGCTCCACCGAGGCGTAAAAACAGTTCAAGTCGCAGTGCAGAATCACCCGGTCTTTCATCTCTCTACGCCTCCTCTCGTGCAAATGTTCGAGAACAGTATACCCCAATTCCGTCCCAAAGTAAAGCCGCACTTGTACTTTTCCACCATTTGGGGTATGATGGAGGAAACCTAGATAAATGAGGACGATTCTATGCAATACCGCAACGATAAATACGGCAATCCCGTCTCCATCCTCGGCTTCGGCTGTATGCGCTTTCCCCAAACGCTGGGCAAAATCGACATGGCGGCCACGGAGGAACTGCTGCTCCACGCTGTTGAAAGCGGCGTCAACTACTTCGACACCGCCTACATCTACCCCGGCAGCGAGGCCGCCTTGGGTGACATCCTCCATAAGCACGGCCTCCGTGAGAAGGTCTCCATCGCCACCAAGCTGCCCCACTATTTGATTCGCAGCGTGGAGGGCGCAGAAAAGACCTTCCAAGAGGAATTGCGCCGCTTGAAAACCGACTATGTGGACTATTATTTGATGCATATGCTGACGGACGAGGGGGCGTGGGAAAAGCTGAAAGCCCTCGGTGTGGTGGACTGGTTGGAGGAGCAAAAGCGCAAGGGCGTCATTCGCCAAATCGGCTTTTCCTACCACGGCAACTCCGACACCTTCTGCCGCCTTGTGGACGCCTACGACTGGGACTTCTGCCAAATCCAGTATAACTACATGGACGAGCACTCTCAGGCAGGTCGCCGTGGTCTCGACCACGCCCATGAAAAGGACTTGCCCGTGGTCATCATGGAGCCCCTTCGCGGTGGTCGCTTGGTGAATAATCTCCCCGCCGCTGCCGAGAAGCTCTTCGCCGCCCATGACCCCCACTATACCCCCGCCCAGTGGGGCCTTCGCTGGCTGTGGGATCAGGAAAAAGTCACCTGTGTCCTCTCCGGCATGAACGCCATGGCGCAGGTGCAGGATAATATTGATACCGCCTGCAACGCCGCTGTGGGCGCATTGACGGAGGCCGACCAAGCCATGCTGCAGCAGGTGGTGCAGGCCATCAACGCCGGCATGAAGGTAGGCTGCACCGGCTGCGGCTACTGTATGCCCTGCCCCAAGAAGGTGGACATCCCCGGCACATTCGCCGCCTATAACCACCGCTACAGCG